CGCGGTTGAGCACGTGCCGCTGCTGACGTTGTATTGCGGTCACGTGTGCAATGCAGCCGAGATAGGGGCCCTTCTCGCCAAGATCAAACCGAGCCCCGGCATGCGCGAGGACAAGCTGCGCCGCTATCAGCGCCTGCTGCACATGCGCGAGAAAGAGGCGCGCGCGGTCTCGGCGCTCGCCACCCGCATGCGCATCACCCAGCAGGCGCAGGTGCATAAGGATGTGGCCGGGCGGAAAACAGAGGCCTTTGTGCCCGAGGCCAAGAAACCATGGCAAGGCTGAGCCGCAGCGCGCGCAATATCCGCTGGATCCAGACGCACCTGCGCATCCCCGAGGGCCGCCTGGTGGGCAACCCGGTGCGCCTGACCGGCGAGCAAAAGCGCTGGATGCGAATGCTCTACGACACGCCCACGCGCCGCTTTGTGCTGAGCATGGGCCGCAAGAACGCGAAAACCGCGTTCTCGGCCATGCTGCTGCTCCTACACACGGTCGGGCCCGAGGCGCGCCCCAATTCCCAGCTCTACAGCACCGCGCTCTCGCGCGACCAGGCCGCCATCGTGTTCAACCTGGCGGTCAAGATGGTGCGCATGAATCGGGCACTGCTCGATGTGCTGGTAATCCGCGAGACGGCCAAACATATCGAGTGCCCGGAGCTGGGCACCCTGTACCGGGCGCTCTCGGCGGACGCCACCACCGCACACGGCCTCTCGCCGGTGTTCACGGTGCACGATGAGCTGGGCCAGGTGCGCGGGCCGCGCCACGGGCTTTACGAGGCGCTCGAGACCGCCAGCGCGGCGCAGCAGGAGCCGCTCACCATCATCATCAGCACGCAGGCGCCCAACGCAGGCGACCTGCTCTCGCTGCTGATCGACGACGCCCAGACCGGCGCGGACCCGCTGACCAAGTGCGTGGTGTACGCCGCGCCCACCGATGCGGAGCGCCAGGCCGAAGGGCTGCCGCCTCTTGACCCCTTCGGGGACGACGCCATTCGCCTGGCGAATCCGCATTTCAACGTGTTCATGAACAAAGCCGAGGTGCGCGCCCAGGCCGCCGACGCCAAGCGCCTGCCGGCGCGCGAGGCGTCCTACCGCAACTTGATCCTGAATCAGCGTGTCGAGGTCAACAACCCCTTTGTCACGCGCCTGGTGTGGGATGAGAACGGCGCCGAGCCGGCCCCGCTCGCGGCGGGCGCGCGCGTGTTCGGCGGACTCGACCTCTCCACCGTTTCCGACTTGACCGCCGATGTGCTGATCGCCGCCGAGGGCGAGGCCTATGGCGTGCATCCCACGTTCTGGCTGCCGGCCGAGGGCCTCGCGGAAAAATCCCGCCTGGACCGCGTGCCCTACGACATCTGGGCCAAGCAGGGATTCCTGGCCACCACGCCGGGCCCGAGCATCGAGTATGCGTTTGTGGCCAAGCATCTGCGCGCCACCTTCGAGCGATACAACGTGCAGGCCTACGCCTTCGACCGCTACAACTGGCCCCACCTCAAGCAGTGGCTCGAGCGCGATGGATTCAGCGAGGCCATGCTGGCGCGCTTTGTCCCGTTCGGCCAGGGCTTTCAGAGCATGTCGCCGGCCATCCGCGAGCTCGAGGCCCTCCTGCTCGCGCGGAAGCTGCGCCACGCCGCGCACCCGGTGCTGGCGATGTGCGCGGCCAACGCCACCACCACGCAAGACCCAGCGGAAAACCGCAAATTCATCAAACACCGCGCCACCGGGCGCATCGACGGCATGGTGGCGCTCGCCATGGCGGTGGGCGTGGCGAGCTCGCAGCCGGCGACGGTGCCCGCGGGCACGCCCTCGCTACAGTTCTGGTAAGGACATGAGCATATGATAACGCGCGCCTGGTCGACCCTCACGCTCAAGAAACTGGACGAGGTCGAGCGCTTCATCGAGGGCATCGCTTCCACGCCCATCACCGACCGGCAAGATGACATTGTCGAGCCCACCGGCGCCAAGTTTGCCTTGCCCTTGCCGCTGCTGTGGCAGCACCGCGCGGAACGGCCCATCGGCAAGGTGATCGCCGCCGAGGTGAGCGAGCACGGCATCGGCATCAAGGCCATCATCGGCCGCGGTGTGGCCTACATCGACGAGGCTTGGGCACTCATCGAGCGCGAGCTGGTGCGCGGCCTGTCTATCGGTTTCAAGCCGCTTAAATCCGAGCCCATCGAGGGCAGCGATTTCGGGCGGCGCTTCAAATCCTGGGAATGGCTCGAGCTGTCGGCTGTGACGATTGCGGCCAACCAGGATGCAAGCATTTCGAGCATCAAGGCATTCGACCTGCAGCAGATGCGCGCCGTGATCGGCACCCATGCGCCGCTGCCGGTGGTGCGCTTGAGCTCTCATCAGCCCGCCGATGTGGGCGCCAATGGGTTTGTGATTCGGACCATTCACCCACTATGAAAACCGACGAGCAGATTGCGGCCTTCGAGGCCAAGCGCGCCGCCCATGTCGCGGCAATGGAAAAACTCATGAGCGATGCCGGCGAGGCCGGCTCCACCTTGACCGCCGAGCAGAGTGAGGAATACGACACCCTGCAAGGCGAGGTCAAATCGATGGACGTGCACCTGGCGCGCCTGCGCACCCACCAGGCGATTCAGAACGCCAAGGCCACGCCCATCACACCCGAGGCCGGAGCGAGTGCCGAGCGCGCCGCCGCCGTGCGCAGCGGCGAGCCCGTCAAGGTCGCGCCCACCTTGCCCAAGGGCTGGGCGTTTGCCCGCTATGTCGGGGCCATCGCGCATTGCAAGGGCAACATCATGCAGGCGGCCGAGTTTGCCAAAGCCCGCTGGCATGACTCCAGCCCACAGGTGGAACTGGCGCTCAAGGCCGCCGTGCTGGCCGGCACGACCACACACAGCACCTGGGCCGGGCCGCTGGTGGAGTATGAAACCATGGCGAGCGAGTTTATCGACCTGCTGCGCCCCACCACCATCATCGGGCGAATTCAGAATCCGGGGCTGCGGCGGGTGCCGTTCAATATCCGCATCGCCTCCACCACCACGGGCAGCAGCGTGAATTGGGTGGGCGAGGGGGCGGCCAAGCCGGTGTCGGCGATGGCCTTCGGCGAAACCACGCTGGGCTTCTACAAAGCCGCTGGCATCGTGGTGATCACCGAGGAGCTCGCGCGTTTCTCCAGACCCGGTGCGGAGGACACCATCACCGAGGACCTGCGCCGCGCCATGCAGCAGTTTCTGGATACGCAATTCGTTCTGCCATCGGTGGCGGCGGTGGCCGGCACCAACCCCGCATCGATTACCAATGGGGTCACGCAAATCGGCCTGGATGCGGCGGTATCGGTCGACAGTGTCCAGGCGGCCATGACCGAGGCGTTCAACGCCATGGTTGCAGTGGGCCTCACACCTACACACTGGATTACAACGCCCGCCGTGGCGGTGCAAATCTCCGGCCTGCGCACCACCCAGAGCGTGCAGGGCTTCCCCGGATTCAATCAACCCGGCGATCCCTTGCAGGGCCTGCCGGTGATTGCATCGGCCGCGGCCCCGGCCAACCTGCTCATTCTCATTAGCGCGCCGGAGATCTACCTGGCCGATGATGGCGGGGTCGACATCGATGTCAGCCGCGAGGCGAGCGTGATGATGGATTCGGCCCCGGTGGCCGGCACCACAGCCTACACCTCGCTGTGGCAGCACAACCTGGTGGGCATCCGCGCGGAACGTTTCATCAACTGGGGCAAGCGCAACGCCCAGGCCGTGCAGGTCATCAACATGGCCGATGTAACGCCGTGAGCGAGCGGCCCATCAAGCTGGTGACCATCGTCCCGCATATGTTCGCGGGGCGCTGGCATCGCCTCGGTGATCGCTTCGAGGCGAATCGCACTGAGGCGTCGATATTGGTGGGTCGAAACCTTGCCCGCACCGAGGCCGCGGTGAAAGTCGCGCCCTCGGTGCATCGCCGCTACAAGCGCCGCGACATGCAGGCCGAGGAATGAAAATTCTGGGCATCGAGATCACCAAGGCGCGCGCTCCCGCACCGCGCGACCTGCGCCCGGCCGGGGCCTGGTATCCGGGCGGGCGCAGCGGCTGGGGCTATGGCCTGTTCGGGCGCATCCTCGAGCCGTTCACCGGCGCCTGGCAGCGCAACGTTGCCATCGAGTGCAACGAGAACATTCTGAAATTCTCCGCGGTGTATGCCTGCGTGGGGCTCATCTCGGACGACATCTCCAAGCTGCGCATCAAGCTGGTGGAGAGGGACGCCCAGGGCATCTGGCATGAAACCGAGCGCAGCGCCTTTTCGCCGGTGCTGCGCAAGCCCAACGGCTACCAGACGCGGATTCAATTCATTTCGCAGTGGATCACCTCCAAGCTGCTGTGGGGCAATACCTACATCCTGAAAGAGTACGACCAGCGCCCGGTCGTGACCGCCCTGCATGTGCTCGACCCCGCGCGCGTGGTGCCGATGGTCACTCCCGAGGGCGCGGTGTGGTATCGGCTGCGCGGCGACCAGCTCGCCCAGGTGCCCGACCGGGCCAATGACACTGAGGTGATGGTGCCGGCGCGCGACATCATCCATGACCGCTGCATGACCTTGTTTCACCCGCTGGTGGGCATCCCGCCGCTGGTGGCGGCCGGCTCGAGCGCCACGCAGGGCATCCGCATCCAGGCCAACAGCGAGCGCTTTTTCGGCAACCTGAGCATTCCGGCCGGCGTGCTCACCTTCCCGCCCGAGGTGACCGACGAGCAGCTCAAGAAGTATCGCGAATACTGGCAGGCCAACTACGGCAGCGGCCAGCTCGGCAGCACCGCGGTGTTGAGCGGCGGGGCCAAATTCGAGAGCGTGACCATGCCGGCGCAATCGGCTCAGTTGATCGAGCAGTTGCGCTGGACCGTCGAGGACGTGGCGCGCTGTTTCCATGTGCCGCTGCACAAGGTCAACCAGGGCCAGCCCACGCTCAACAACATCACCGCCCTGAATCAAGACTATTACACGCAGACCCTGCAGAAACTCATCGAGGACATCGAGCTGCTGCTGGACGAGGGCCTGGGCCTGGGTGTCACACCCAACGCCAACCTGGGCACCGAGCTCGACCTGGAGGGCATCCTGCGCATGGACCCGCTGACCATGGCGCAGGTCAACGAGCAAGAAACGCGCGCCGGCTATCTGGCGCCCAACGAGGCGCGCGCGAGGGTCAATCTCTCGCCGGTGACGGGGGGCCAGACGCCATACATGCAGCAGCAGAATTGGTCGCTCGCCGCGCTCGACACGCGCCCGCCGCCCGAAGCCGAGCCCAAGCCCAGCGTGCAGCCGGCGCCCGCGCCTGCAGAGGATGCGGCCAAGGCGTTCATGCGTGCGGCCACCGCGCGCTTTCTACAGGAGGCCGCGCATGCAGCCTGAGGTGCTCGCCGAAGATTTGTTTGCCGCCGTCAAGGTCTACTGCGCGGGCGAGATTGACCGGCGCATGGCCGCCTATGCGCAGCGCATGGCGGCGCAGCCGGTGCCCAAGGACGGACGCGACGGGCGCGACGGCAAGGATGGCGAGGCCGGACGCGACGCCGCCGCGCTCGAGGTGCTCGACGCGATTCACCCGGAGCGCAGCTATGCGCGCGGCACCTGGGCGTGCTGCCGCGGCGGCCTGGTGCGCGCGGTACGCCAGACCGAGCCGCTGCCCGAGGGCGGCGCGCTCGAGCGCGCCGGCTGGCAGGTGGTGGTGCGCGGTGTGGACGACATCGCATTCGGCCTCGAAGGCCGGGTGTCGACCGTCAAACTCACCCTGACCGACGGCGCCGCCGACACCCATGCGCTGCATTGGCCGATGCTGATCTATCGCGGCGTGTTCACCCCCGGCGACTACGAGCCGGGCGACACGGTGACCTATGCCGGGCAGCTCTATCACTGCAACCTGCCCACCAGCGAGCGGCCAGACATCGGCGCGCCTGTTTGGACCCTGGCGGTGCGCCACGGGCGCGACGCCAAGAACGGAGGGCGCTGAATGCTCTACCTGGGCGTGTGCCGCTGCCAGCCGGAATGGCCGTATGGGTGGGCTGCGATGCCGGGCATGGGCGCGGGCCTGGTGCTCGACACCGCGGTCACCGTGCCGCCGGCCGTGCCGCCGCTGACGCTCGAGGAGGTGAAACTCGCGCACCGCATCGACGGGGCGACCGAGGATAGCTATATCACCGCGCTCATCCAGGCCGCCACCGACTACTGCGAGGCCTACACCGGCTTGTCGTTCGTCACCCAGACGCGCACCGCCACCATGGCCGCCTGGCCGGCGGATGCGCCCAATGCTAGCGCGCTGCTGCCCTTCGGGCCGGTGCAGGAGGTGACCGGGGTGGAGGGCGACACCGCGCCCTTTGTGGTGACCTACGTGGCCGGCTTCCCGCCCAACGAGGCCGACCCGCCCGACCTGGCCGCCAACGTGCCCGCCGGCATCAAGCAGGCCATGCAACTGCTGATCGGCGATTGGTACGAGCACCGCGAGAACGCGGTGGTGGGCACCACCGTGGGCGGCACCCTGCCGGTGGCGGTGCGCGCGCTGCTCGACTTCCACCGCGTGCGCCGGGGCTTTGCATGAAACCCATTCGGGCCGGCACGCTCAACCGCCGCTGCCGCATCGAGGTGCGCGAGGAGGTCGACGATGACACCGGCGACCCGGTGCCGGTCGAGCCCTGGCCGCTGTTCGCCGAGGTGTGGTGCGCGCTCGAGCCCGAGCGCGGCCGCGAGTTTGTCACCGAGCAGGAGCTGGTGAGCGAGACCAACGGGCGGATTCGCATCCGCTACCTGCCGGGGGTGAGCCCGAAAATGCGCGCGGTGGTCGACGGGGTGCCCTATGAGATTCAAGCGGTGATCGACCTGCTCGACCGCCACCAGGAAATGCACCTGCTGGTGAGCCAGGGGGTGAGCGATGGATAGGCACGCGCTTGTGGGCTTGCTGGTCTTGGTCACCTTCGCCTGGGATGCGGTGGTCGGGGCGGTGGGGTATCGGTTGGCCTGCGGCTATGTATCGAGGACTTACACCGTGTGGTTCGAGGCGGTGGGAGCAACCGTGCAGGCGGATCTGGACCTGAGCAAGGGGCGGATGTATTGCGCGGTGCGCGCAAGGGACGTACAGGGCGAATTCTCGGCGTTGAGCAACCAGGTGGTGGTGGACCTGCCCAACCTGCCGGCGCCGACCTCGCTGCGGTGGGAGCTGTGAGCGACCTGCGCACCGCCCAGAGCGAGCTCGACGCCGCCGTCAACGAGCTGCTGGGCGCGCTGGACGACTACAAGCGCAACCCCGGTCTGGGCGCGGTCGACAACGTGCGCGCCATGCTCGACTGGATGGAGAAATGCGTGGTTGCGCTCGAGCGCGCGCACGGCGGGCCGGCGCTACCGCTGGACGAAGACGACTAGTGAATGTTCACCCTGAGCTTGGCCGGTCCCGGCGCGCAGGTGAAAGTCGATGCGCTGCTCAGTTTCGCGCTGCTCGGTGTGCCGCGGGTGCGCCTGGCCGCGACCTGCGAGGGCTTCACCGCCGTATTCACCACATCCGCAACGTTCAACCTATCGGAGGGAGCATCCATGGCCTACACCTTAGCGGCTGACAAGAAAGTCGAGCTCGCCATTTCCTACGTCGACGCCAACGGCAACCCGGCCAGTGTGGAGGGCGCCGTGCAGTGGGATTCGTCCAACCCGGCCATCGCCGCCATCGAGCCCTCCACCAGCACCCCCGCGCCCGGCGTGGCCTCGGTGGTGTGGCTGGTGCCCGGCACGGCGGTGGGCAACTGCCAGGTGAGCGCGAAGGCCGACGCCGACCTGGGCACCGGGGTGCGCGAGATTGTCACCTTGCTCGACGTCACCGTGGTGGGCGGCGAGGCGGTGAGCGGTGTCATCACCCCGGTGGGCGAGGCGGTGCCAAAGGCATGATCGAGACGGGCGACTGCCGCGACATCATGCGGCGCTGGATTGCGGGCGGCGTCAAGGCGCAGACGTGCGTGACAAGCCCGCCATATTGGGGCTTGCGGGATTTCGGCGTATCCGGTCAGATCGGCCTCGAATCCACGCCAGAGGAATACATCGCGAACATGGTGGAAGTGTTCGCGTTGGTGCGCGAGGTGCTCGCCGAGGATGGGACGCTGTGGTTGAATTTGGGGGACAGCTATGCGACCGGCGCCGGCGGCGAGGGCGAGTGCCCCGGCGGTGGCAAGCAGGGCGAGAGCTGGCGCCTGCGTGGCGTGATGACGCCGCCAAACCGGCTCAAATTGCCAGGCCTCAAGCCCAAAGACCTAGTCGGCATTCCCTGGCGCGTAGCCTTCGCCTTGCAGGCCGATGGATGGTATCTGCGTTCGGACATCATTTGGTCGAAGCCTAACCCGATGCCCGAGAGTGTGACGGACCGCCCGACCAAGGCACACGAGTATCTGTTCCTGCTGGCGAAGCGCGAGCGGTATTACTACGATGCGGCGGCGATACGGGAGCCGGGCGCGGTTTACCGATTAAACCCGAATGGGCAAAGCCGCACGAATCGCAAAGCCGCGAGTTCGGCAATGTGGAGAAGTGCGGGTACGGCCTGCGAATCGGTAGAGCGCGGCCACGATCAAAGCGGCGCAATTTATCAGGACTATGCCCGCAACCGTCGCACCGTCTGGGAAATTGCCACCCAGCCATACAGCGACGCACATTTCGCCACCTTTCCCGAGGCGCTGGTCGAGCCGTGTGTGCTGGCGGGCACGAGTGCGCGCGGGCATTGTCCGGCATGTGGGAAAGGATGGGAACGCCAGCAGGAACGCGCATTCATTCCGCAATCCGATGTGTCACGCGAGCGCGGGCAGCGTGGCGCATTCGACCAAAAGCCAATGGATGCATCCAACGGGTGGCAAGGTTTCCCGCGCGGCACGACGCGCAGCAATACCATCGATTGGCAACCTGCCTGCGCCTGCAATCTTGATCCAGTGCCCGCCGTCGTGCTCGACCCGTTCATGGGTAGCGGCACGGTGGCCCGCGTGGCCACGCGCCTGGGACGCCACCACCTGGGCTGCGAGCTCAATCCAGCTTATCGCGAGCTGGCCGACACCCGCACCAAGGTCACCATGGGGCTGGCGCTGTGAGCACCACCAGCTACAGCACGATCAAGGTGGAAGGGCTGCGCGAGCTCGACCGCAAGCTCGCCAACCTGCCCAAGAAAGTCGCCACCAAATTGGGCTGGCGCGCCACCGCCAAGGGCGCCGAGCTGATACGCGACGAGGCCATCCGCAACGCCGTATTCCGGCAAGGCTACAGCGAGGGCACGGTCCGAAAGAACATCATCCAGTTCAAGCCGAAGAAACGCACGCGCGGCATCGAGGCCGAGATGGATGTCGGCGTGCGCATCCGCGGCTCCAAGAAAAAGCGCCGGGCGGCGCGCAGGCTGCGGCGTGGACCGGGGGGGCAGATCCGGGCGGCCTATCCCGGTTACTACTGGTTCATGCTCGAATTCGGCACCCGCAAGATGGCCGCGCAGCCTTTCCTGCGCCCGGCTTTCGAGGCGCAGAAACACGCGGCCAACCGCGTGATGGTCGACACCCTGCGCAAGAGCATCGTCGACACCCAGGGCGAGGCGCAATGATCCTCGAGGACCTGGTGAGCGCATTGAGCCCCATATTTGCGGGCGAGGTGCACCCGGTGCGCCGCCGCCAGGTGGACATGCCCAACGCGGCACCGCTGCTGCCCGCGGCGGTCATCACCATGGTGTCGGACGACTGGCAGGCCGGCACCACCGCTTGCGGCATCAGCGATTTGCACGAGGTGCGCGTGCAGGTGGACGTGTACGCCAAGACCTACCAGGCCGCGCGCGGCAAGGCAATCGACTCCGCGCACGCCATGGATGCCATCGGCGGAATTCGCCTGACCATGGCCGATTTCCCGGACTTCGAAGAGAAGGCCTACCGCTATTTGCTGGACTACCGCTTTTGGAGAGGCAGCGATTTCGACTGATCCGGGAAAGGCGCGTGATGGCGCGCCCGTGATCGACTTTGAGCAACTCTGACAAGCAGGAGGACGTATGACTGATCGCGCTGTAGCGTTTGTAGGCACCCATCTGTACGTGCAGGACATCGCCGCGCCCGCGGTCTCGCCCGCGCCCAGCGCCAAGGCCATCTCCACCATCGCCCCCGGCGATCCCACGCCCATCACCTTCAGCGCCGCGCACGGCCTGAGCAACGGCGACGTCATCACCATCAGCGGCGTCACCGGCGCCACCGGCTTCAACGACCTGTCGGGCCCCGTGGAGGTGGTGAGCGCTACCGAGGTGATGCTGCTGGTGGACTCCAGCGCGGTCACCGGCACGCCCACCGGCGGCAACGCCACCGGCATCGGCTACCACGAGCTGTGCGTCAAGGATTTCAACCAGACCGACGAGGAAGCCGACCGCATCGAGGTAACCACCTCCTGCTCGACCAAAAAGCAATACGTGCAAGGCCTGGCCGGCGAAGGCACGGCGAATTTTACCTACAACCACGATCCGTGCGACCCGGCCATCCGCGAGCTCAAGAGCGCGCAGGCCGACCGGCAGATGCGCTGGTTCAAGCTCCAGTATCCGGTATTCGAGGGCGATGACGCGGCGGTGGCCGATGCCTTCCAGGCCTATGTGGCGTCCACCACGCGCAGCGGCGCGACTGCCGGGGCGTGGGAGGGCAGCGCCAATCTCACGCTCTCGGGCGAGATTCAGACGGCGGGGTGCTGATGGCCCTGCCGCTGACGCTCGACGAGATCCTGGCGGCAAGGGACCTTAAGACCGAGCTGGTGGACGTGCCCGAGTGGAGCAACGGCGAGCTGAGGCAGGTGCGCGTGCGCGGCCTGTCGGTGGGCGACCATGAGACTTTGTCCGCCCTGCGGCAAGGTGTGGAAAAGGTCGACGAGGTGTGGATGTACCGGCACATCTGCGACCTGTGCGCCCTGTGCATCGTGGACGAGGCCGGCAAGCGCCTGTTGACACCCGCCGCCGTCGAGCAGCTCAAGCAGGAGCACGCCGTCGAGCCGCTGTTGCGCATCTGGGAGGCGGCCCGGCGCTTGTCTGGCCTCACCGCCACCCAGGAGGACCTCGAAAAAAACTGATCGGGCGCCACGGCCGGCGCCTGTTCAAGTTTCGGCTGGCCTTGGCGCTGGGGATGACGGTGCAGGAATTGGACGCCCGCATGCTCGAAAGCGAGTTTCTCGAATGGTGGGCCTTCTACCAGCGGGAACCGTGGGGCGATGCGCGCCTGGACATCCACTTCGGCCACGCGCTCGCCTGCTTCGCCAATGCGCCGCGCAAGTTTCGCGAATTCATGGTGCGCTGGGGCTGGCGCACGCAGGCCGAGATCGACGAGCCCCCGGAAATAGCCCAGGCGCGCCGCATCCGCGAGCGCTTCCAGGCCTTCAAGGAAAAGCACAATGCCCGGCGCGCTCGGTGATTTAGTCGTCCGGCTCGGCCTGGACATGACGCAGATGCGCTCCGACGTGGGGCGCGCTGCGCATCAGATGGACGGGTTTTTCGGCCGCATGGATCGGCAGGTGGCCGACATGCAGCGCTCGTTCTCGCGCATCGGCGGGATGGTCAAGAGCGTGGCCGGGGTCTTCGGGGTGGGCCTGGGGGTGACCGCGGCGGTGCAGGGCGTGGGCCGCCTCATCCAGATGGGCGATGACGTCGCCGACATGGCCGAGCAGCTCAACCTCGGCACCACCGCGCTACAGACTTTCCAGCAGCTCGCGGCGCGCTCGGGCGCGAGCACCGAGCAGTTCGCCAAGGGCATCACCACCCTGCAGCAGAAATTCATCGACGCAGCCGAGGGCGGCAAGGCGGCCAGTGCGGCCTTCGCCAAGCTGGGCGTGGACGTGGAAGCCCTGCGCGGCTCGGGCGCGAGCACCGAGCAGGTGCTGCGCGAGGTGGCCAAGGCCTTCGCGGCGATGCCGGCCAGCATCGACAAGACCGCGCTCGCCATCGAGCTGTTCGGCAAGAGCGGGGTGAAATGGGTCACCACGCTCACCGGCGACCTCGAGGAGCAGGAAGCGCGCATCAAGGAATTGGGCGGGGTGATGTCGGAATCTCTCATTGGCAAGCTGAGCGAGACCGACAAGGCGCTGCAGGATTTGAAAGCATCCGGAAAGGGCTTGATATTCGAATTTTTCGAGCCGGCGGTGCCCAAGATTACCGCATTCGTCAAGGGGCTGACCGACGCGAGCCAGGCGAGCAAGGGCGCCAAGCGCGAGCTCGATTTGCTGCTCGCCAAGGTGGGACTCTACACCGAGGCCACCGCGCCCAAGGCCCCAGACGCGGGGCGCGAGGGCCGCGACCGGGGCTTGACCTTCGAGCCATCGACGGATCCGGCGGTGCAGGCCGCGCGGGACAGCTTGGATGCGCTGGCCAAGAAGAACGCAGAGGAAGGGAAAAAAGTCGCCGAGCGCGCCTCGCAGGAGCGCTTGCAGTTCTGGCTCGATGAATGGCGCAAGGAAGGCGCCGCCGAAAAGCAGCGCGTGCAGGACGTCAAAGCAGCGCAGAAAGCAATCGATGATGCCGAGCGCGACCTGCTCAAGGTGCAGGAGGACAACGCGCGCGAGGGCGCGCGCATCAGGCTGGAAGCCTCGAAGGCAAATCTGCAGGCGATGCTGGACGGCTACGACAAAGAAAAAGAGCTGCTCAAGGGCATCCTCGAGGCCGAGCGGCAGTGGTACGTCGACCGCGCCGCGCAGGCCGAGGCGGCCTCGGCGCAGTTCACCGAAATCTTTACCAACAATTTCGCCGACAGCGTGACCGACATCGTCACCGGGACCAAGAGCGTGGCCGACGCGTTCAAGGATATGGCCGCCGCCATCAGCCAGAGCCTGGTGCGCATCGCCGCGCAGGGCGTGGCCGAGTCCATTTTCGGCACGCGCCAGGGCGGCGGCAGCGCCACCGGCGATTTCTTCAAAGGCATCCTCGGCTCCGTGTTCGGCGGCGCCCGCGCCTTCGGCGGCCCGGCCTACGCGGGCGAGGTGGTGCGGGTGGGCGAGCGCGGGCCCGAGTACATCATGCCGATGCGCAACAGCCAGGTGGTGCCCGCGGCTCAGGCCGCCGGGGCCACCAACAACGTGTCCATTTCGGTCAACGTGCCCGCCACCACCGAGCGTAGATCCGCCACCCAGATCGCCGCGCAGGTGGGGGCGCAGGTGGGAAGGGCCATGAGGCGCAACCAATGAACGCCGACTGGTATGTCATCGGGGCGCTTGCCGTGGTCCTGGTTTTTGTCATCGTCATGGTGCTCACCACGCTATGAGCTTCTATGAATCGCCGCGCTTCCCCGACTGCTACGCCTTCGGCGCGCAGGGTGGGCCCACCTATTTCACCGAGCTCGTATCGGTGGCCTCGGGCTACGAGCAGCGCTCGGAGGTGTGGCGCTATTCGCGCGCGCAGTGGGAGGTGGGCCATGTGGCCAAGCCCAAGAGCGAGTGGCAGCAATTGCGCGACTTCTTCCACGCCATGGCCGGGCGCCTGCACGGTTTCCGCTTCAAGGATTGGACCGACTTCGAGGCCAACAGCGCAGATGGCAGCGGCTACGTGAACGCGGACGGGCACCCCACCGGCGAGCCCACCGCGCAACTGTTCAAGCGCTATCAGGTGCTGACCGGGGTGTATCGGGACCGGGCCATCACCAAGCCCATCGCCGCCACCGTGGCGCTGCAGAAGGATGGCGTGGCGGCGGCCACCGGCTGGGCGCTCGATTCCACCACCGGGGTGGTGACCTTCTCGGCGCTCGCCACCGCTACGGTCAATGCCATCACCAAGGCCAACCCCGGCGTGGCCACCACCAGCGCGGCGCATGGTTTCAGCAACGGCCAGGTGATCTACCTGTCGGGCGTGGCCGGCATGACGGAAGTAAATGACCGCGCGTTCACCATCGCCGGGGTGACGTCCACCACCTTCCAGCTCGGCGAGGACACCACGAGTTACGGGACCTTTACCGGCACCGCCACCGCGGCGCGCTATCCGCAGGCCAGCGAGTCGTGGACCTGGACGGGCGAATTCGATGTGCCGGCGCGCTTCGACACCGACCAGATGCGCGTGGACATGATCGACCGCCAGGGCGGCGAGGGCGAGCTGCTGATTGTCTGGCAGGCGATACCGATCATAGAGATTCGCATCGACGATACGGTCATCGACGACGGGGGCGGCGGTGAAGAGGAAGGCATGAGCGGGTTTTCCGCAGGCTTTGACGAGGGGTTCGCATGACACGCAGAACGGTTCAAGAGCTGGTCGCCCAGGCGCTCGCCACGCTGCCCGACAACAACGAGGAGGCCATCCGGCCCTCGCACGTGCGCAACATGCTGGTGGATTTTCTCGACACGTTCACGCCCATGTATGGCGGCCTGGGCATCGTGAGCAAATCGGTGAATCTCACCACCACGCCCGCCACCCTGCCCTTCGACAGCATCATCTCGTCCTATCCGCCCGAGGCCGACGCCAACCCGGCGGCGGGCACCATCTCGCGCACCCTGGGGGCGGTGGCCGGCATGACATGCAACCTGTCGTTGAACGGCATCGTGGAAGGCCCGCAGGGCACCGAGGTGATATTCCAGTTCTACAAGAACAACGCCGCGCTGCCAGGCAAGCAGACCGAGTCGACCTGTGAGGGGCCGACAAAATCCGTGAGCCTGCATTGGGCCGGGAAAGACTTCGGGACGGTGGATGCCACCTACAAGCTGATGGTGTCGGTGTCGACCGGCTCGGCGAGCATCACCATCCGTAACGCCGAATTCATCGTCGACAACGTGCCGGTGCGCGAGATTCCGCCGGCCGGGCGGCTGGCGTGATTCACTACCACGGCACGCCCATCACGCCGCGCGCGCAGCTCGAGCGCATGGCCGGGCGTGCGTTCTGTGTGCCGTTTTCGGACTCGCGGGACAGCGGAGCGTGCCTGCGCATTGGCTCCGCGGTGATGTTCGACAACGGCGCCTTTTCCGCTTTCACTCGCGGCGCGCCTTTCGATGAGGCCGGCTATTGCGCATGGGTGGAGCCGATGCTTGTGCCGCCGCATTGGGCCGTGGTGCCCGACGTAATCGGCGGGCCGGTCGAGGCGCAGCGCGCTGCGCTCGCGCGCTGGCCTTATCCCAAGGAATTGAGCGCGCCGGTGTGGCATCTTGGCCTGCCGCTCGATTGGCTGCTCGAGCTCGCCGACCATTGGCCGCGCGTTTGCCTGGGCTCGAGCGCGCAATTCTGGCAGGTTGGCGCGCCAGCCTGGCAGAAACGCATGGCGCTGGCTTGCAACGCGCTCGCGCGCTCGCGCCGGTGGTTGCCGTGGTTGCATGGCCTGCGCATGCTGGGCCAAGGGCTGGATGGCTGGCCGCTCGCCAGCGTGGACAGCGCCGGGCTGGCGCAAAACTACAAGCGCGACACCGGCTGTGCCGAATGCAAGGCCGCCGCGCTCGCGGGGCGGATGCGGGCGCCGCGGCGAACGCAATTCCCGGAGCAGATGCCGCTATGTTGAGCGTGATCGTTTATGTGGGCGCGATTGCTGCGATCAATTGGGCATTCGCGACCCTGGGGCCGAGCCTGTGGCTCAACCTGGCGGTGGGCGCGGTGTTCGTTCTCCGTGACCAGGCCCAGCGCAGCGTGGGCCATTGGGTGGTGGCCGCGATGCTCGTGGCCATTGTGCTGAGTTACCTGCTCGCGAGCCCGGTGGTTGCCTTCGCCTCGGCGGCGGCCTTCGCGGTTTCCGAGTTTGCCGATTGGGCGGTGTACACCTGGACGCGCCGCCGGTGGGCGGATCGAATTCTGTTGTCCAGCGCGGTAAGCACGCCGCTGGATAGCGCGGTATTCCTGGGGCTGGCGGGGTTTTTCACGCCATGGGGTTGGCTGACCATGACGGTCGCCAAGATGGGCGTGGCGGTGGTCATATGGGCGTGGCTGCGCACGCGCGGGCGCGAGGTGCTGGCGTGACCCGCGCCACCCTGCCAGGCATCGGCGAACAGTATCTGTCGCTCGCGCGCGCCTGGACCGTCACGCTGATGGACGGCACGGTGCTGGGCTTCACCGACCATGACGTGGACGTCACCATCGACGGGGTGACCTACGTGGCGCGCACCGGCTACACCGCCAGCGCCATCGAGACTAGTGCGGCGCTCAATGTCGACAACCTCGAGCTCGATTCCCTGCTCGAATCGCCCAGCATCACCGAGGACGAGCTGCTGGCCGGGCGCTGGGATCACGCGGCGGTGGAAATTTTCCTGTTCAACTGGCGCGACCCCGCGGGCGGCAAGCAGATCCTGCGCACCGGGCGCCTGGGCCAGGTGAGCGCGAGCGGCGCGGGCTTTCATGCCGAGATTCGCGGCCTGATGCAGCAATTGCAGCAGAGCATCGGCCAGGTGTACCAGCCCGGGTGCCGGGCCGATTTCGGAGATGACAAGTGCAAATTCGACAAGGCCAGCGTGACCTTTGCCGCCACCCTCACGGCGGTCAGTGCGGACGGGCGCACGTTGACCGCCCCGGCGCTCACCCAGGCGGCCGACTATTTCGCCGCCGGCGAGCTCACCTGGACCTCGGGCCCCAACAACGGCCTGAAGGGGGAGGTGAAAACCAGCGCGCCCGGTAGCGTCACGCTGCAATTGCCGCCGAGCTGGGCGCCCAGCGTGGGCGATACGTTCACGGCGGTGGCCGGCTGCACCAAGCGCGCGCAAGAGGATTGCCTGACCAAATTCGACAACCTTATCAATTTTCGAGGCGAGCCGCACCTGCCGGGCATGAACAAGGTCATGCAGACGCCCACGAGGGCGGGGTGACATTGCGCGAGCAGATCGTGGCCGAGGCGCGCACCTGGCTCGGCACGCCCTTTCACCACCAGGGGCGCCTGCGCGGGGTGGGGGTGGACTGCGGAGGCCTGATCCTGGGCGTGGGCAAGGCGCTGGGCTTAATGGACTATGCCGCAGCGCCCGTGTACGGGCGCCGGCCCAACGGCCCGGAGATGCGCACGCTATGCGATGCGCTGCTCGCGGCGCGGCCCTGTGACGAGCGGCGGGGCGGCAACATCCTGCTGTTCGCCTTCGATGTGCAGGACCAGCACCTGGCCATCCTGACCGGCGAGGGCACCATCGTTCATGTGCTTGCCCAGGCGCGCGCCTGTGTCGAGCATCAATTCGATGCGCGCTGGCAGCGGTTTGTGAGCGCGGTGTATTCGTATCGGGGCGTGGATTAGATGGCTAGTCTCGCCCTGGGTGTGGTCGGCGGTGTGGTGGGCTCTTTCGTCGGGATGCCGCAGCTGGGCTTCCTGATCGGCTCGGCGATTGGCTCGTATGTCGACCAGCAGCTGAACAAGCAGACCGCCGAGGGCCCGCGCCTGCACGACAAGCGCGTGCAGGTGTCGGCCTACGGCGTGATGCTGCCCATCGTGCGCGGCACCATGGGGGTGAGCGGCAATGTCATTTGGTCCACCGACCTGCAGGAAGAGAGCTCGACCGAGGAGGTGGGCGGCAAGGGCGGCCCCACCACCGAGGTGACGCAATACTCTTACTTCGCAAACTTCGCGGTGAGTTTGTGCGAGGGCGAGATGGGTGCGGTGCGGCGCATCTGGGCCAACGGGCGCCTGTGGTACGACGCGACCGCGGATTCCAAGGGTTACACCGCTTGGACCTTCTATCCGGGCAGCGAGACGCAAATGCCCGACCCCACGATGGAAAGCTTCGAGGGCGCGGGCAACGTGCCGGCCTATCGCGGCCAGTGCTACGTGGTCTTTTCGCATCTCCCGGTGGGCCCGTTCGGCAACCAGATCCCGCAGTTGTTTTTCGAGGTGGTGGAGGCCGCCACGATCACCACGGAGGTGACCGCCCGCTATGCGTTCGCCGGCACCGAGACGGTGCGCCGCCGTTACGCCTGGTTCACCTCCAACGGGCAGCTGTATGCGATTTTCGCCGCGCCCAACGAGGGCATCAACGGTGAAGTGCACCGGATGGACCCCGCCACCGGCGCGCTCATCTCGACCTGGGCCTACGGCTCGCAGGGCGGCACGCCAATCATGCCCACCAGTGACGGCAAATTCTGGGCGCTCGGCAGACCGAGCGACCCAGGGCCCGGGGTGCCGGTGTTCACGCTGTTCATCATGGACCCGGTGCTGCGCACCTTTTCCAAGGTCACCGCCGCCGGCTCCAGCTTTTTCGGCATTCCAAAGCAGCAATGCGCCCTCGGGTCCGACATGCTGGCGCTCATCTCCAGCGGGACCAATGAGGTGATCCCGCACCGGCTGATCTATCGCGGCAACGCGCTGCTTTCGGGCACCGTCATCGGCCCATCCATTGGAAAAGACGGCACCAGCCTCTTGCTGCAAAGCGACTACCCGGTCAACGGCGCCACGGATGGGACGTCCTACTACGTCACGGTGATGGGGTATGGCGCCGGCGCGATGACCGACCGCTACCGGCTGATCAAATTGAGCACGGCCAACATGCTGGTGCAGGCCGATGTTTACTCGCCGGACGCGGGCGAGTCCTACAACCTGCTTTTTCATCAAGGCTATGTGTATGTCTCGGTAATTGGAATCGGCATAGACCAGTGGGACCCGGTTTCCATGACGCGGGTGGCACGGCTCACCTACTCGCCGGCGCGCACCAATCAGTGGGCTTTTCTCACCCTCAACGAGAGCGGGACCAAGTTTGTCCACGTGGGCAATGCGTATGGCCGCTCGCAGACCAACCCCAAGATGATGCAGCTCGTGGACATCGCATCCTTTGCGGTCTCGTCATCGCATGATGTCACCGACACGCCGATCAACGTCACCGCCTGGGGGCGTGATCCGCTCACGCATCGCATTTTCGGGGTCAACTGGTTTGGCAGCACCAATACTCTCTACCAGGTCGACACCGAGACGATGGCCACGCAAGGCGTGGGGCTCGATGCGGTGGTGGCCGGCTATCTCGACCGGGTGGGCGTGGAGGCGAGTGAGCGCGACCTGACCGCGCTCGCCGACCAGGACATCAAGGGCACCCTGCTCGCGCGCCAGTGCTCGGCGCGCCAGGCCATCGAGCCGTTGGCCTCGGCCTACTTTTTCGACGGGCTGGAGAGCGCCGACAAGATCAAGTTTGTGAGGCGCGGCGGCGATGTGGTGCTCACCATCCCGGATGCCGACCTGGCTGACGATGGCTCGCAGGCCCCGCGCCTGGGCATCGAGCGCGCCCAGGATGTGGACCTGCCGCGCACGGTCAACTGCAATTACTACGAGCCAGATCGCGACTACCAGCAGGGCACGCAGTATGCGCGGCGCTTCGCCGGCTTTTCCGACGCCGACCTGTCGGTGGAGGTGCCGGTGGCACTCGATGCCGACGAGGCCAAGACCATCGCCGAGGCCTGGTTGTACAACGCCTGGGTGGAACGCCAGCGCGTCTCGTTCGCCACCGGGGTGAAGTATGCCGCGCTCGAGCCCACCGACCTGGTCAGCCTGCACGGCATGACGGTGCGCATCAACAAGCGTACCGAGGAGGGCTTGTTGTTGCGCTGGGAGGGGGTCAACGACGCGAGCCAAATCTATCTCCAGACCTGGCCCGGCGCGAGCACGGACGCGGGCGACCAGACCCCGCCGGTGCCGATTCCCACCACCGCGCTCTATCTGGACATCCCGCTGCTGCGCGATGTGGACGATACGCCGGGCTTTTACCTGGCCGCCAACGGCACGCCCACCGAGGGCTGGCCGGGCACGCAGATTTATAAGAGCAGCGACAGCGGGGCCACCTTCGGCGCTTACCAGGCCATCACCGCGCCGGCCACATTCGGCATCACGCTCACGCTGCTCGGCGACTGGCAGCAGGTCCACAACATCTTCGACGAGACCAACACGGTGGACGTGCAAGTCAATGGCGAGCTCACCTCCACCACCGAGCTCGCGGTGCTCAACGGCGCCAACCACATGCTGATCGGCACGGAGGTGGTGCAGTTCAAGGTGGCCGAGCTGATCGACACCGCCACCTATCGGCTTTCTGGCCTGCTGCGCGGCCGGCTGGGCACGGAGTGGGCCAACGGCACGCACACTCTCAACGACCGCGCGGTGCTGCTCAATGCCAATCTGCGCAACGCCACCCAGGCGCAAAGCGAGATCACCCTGACGCGCCGCTACAACGCGGTGACCTTCGGCATGTCCTTCGAGAGCGGAACGCAGACCGATTTCGCCAACAACGGCGTGCGCCACGAGCCCTACGCCCCGCACGACCTGGGCGGCGGGCGCCAGGTCACCAACGACTGGCAGATCACCTGGAAGCGGCGCACGCGCCTCTCCGATGGCTGGCAGGACCTGATTGACGCGCCCCTGGGTGAGACCACCGAAAGCTACGAGGTCGACATCATGAGCGGCGCCACGGTCAAGCGCACGCTCACCTCGAGCACCCAGAGCGTGACCTATACCAGCGCGCAGCAGGTGACCGATTTCGGCTCCGCGCAGAGCACCGTCTCGGTGCGCGTCTATCAACTCTCCAGCGTGACCGGGCGCGGCTATCCCGGCGTCGCCACGCTGCCCTCGGTGGCGCCGACGTAAGACAAGGATTCGCCATGGCAGACAGCACAACCATCCTCGACACCATCCAGCAATCGCAGGCGCAGAAAGAGGTCACCGCCAACGCGCTGTACGACGCCATGTCGCCAGGGGCGCTGTACGGGCGGCGCGCGTCGACCACCTCGGGCCTGACCTGGGGCTACTACGGCGGCACGTTCCAGGCCAGCCCAACCGCGCGCGTGCTCATCGCCAACGGTACGGTGGCGCTCACCGCGAGCGCGACAAACTATGTGGAAGCTGACCTGTCGACCGGCGTGGTCACCAAGAACACGACCGCGTTCACCTCAAGCGGAAACATCCCGCTGTACAAGATCGTGACCGGGGGCACCACGGTCACCTCCTACGAGGATTGGCGCACCAAAGGCGGGGCCAGCGGCGGCGGCGGCAGCACCTCGCCGCTGACGACAAAGGGCGACATCTACACGCGCAGCAGCAGTGCCGATGCGCGCCTGGCGGTGGGCTCGGATGGGCAGGTGCTGACCGCCGATGCGGCCAGCACAAACGGAGTGAAATGGGCGTTTGCGCCTGCCACGCTCAATCGCGTCGACGGCGGGGATTTCACCACCAATGCCTGGGCGTGCGGCACGCCCGCAGCGTGCAGCTCGAGCGCCTCGGTCAGCCTGGATGGCCGCTGGACGGTGAGCACGACCTCGGCGGCCACCTTCAACATCATCAAGGTGGCCGATGTGCCCACCTTCGATAATTCCGGCTATGGGGCCACGCACTCGCTGCAAGTCGATTGCACCGCGGGGGATGCTACGGTTGCCGCGACCGACTACACCGTCATCACCCACACCATCCCGGTTGCGGCGATGAAAGACCTGGGCGCGGGCGGCGGCTCGGCGGGCCGCTACGTGACGGTGTCGTTCTGGGTGCGCTCGCTGCAGACCGGCACCTATGGATTCACGCTGCGCACGGGTACTGCGCGCGTGTATGTCTCGCCGTACACCATCTCGAGCGCGAGCACCTGGGAGCAGAAGACCATCGTCATCCCGGTCGACATCACGGGCACGTGGACCGCGGATTGGCAGCTTGTCTGGTGCCTGATGGCGGGCTCGTCCTACGTCACCGCCTCGACCAATACGTGGATCGCCAGCAGCAATGCGGTGTCAACCAGCGCGCAGGTAAACGTCGCTTCGTTGACCACCGGCGATTTCCGCCTTGAGCTGGTGCAGCTGGTCGAGGGCGGCGCGGCGCAGCCTTATGACGAGCCGCTGCCGGTGTGGATGCGCAGCGCGGCGGCGACGTGGACGCAGGAGGTGAAGGCGAACTACGGCGGGGATGGCAGCGCGATCAGCATTCAGCGAGGCGGGAGCGGGCGCATCGGGCGTGCTTTCATGGGGACCGGCGGCGGGCTGAATATTACCAGCGGCGTGAAGACTGATGCCGCCGGAGCCTTTGTCGCCGAGCAGACGGCGGGCGGATACATCAATCTTACGACTACGGGGCAGTTCACTTCGTATTCCTACTCGGGCGCTACCGTTGGAACTACTCCGACATTCACGCAGACGTTCGTCGCGGATACGACGGGGGCGTATTCAAACAGCGCGAAGCTCGCGACCGAGTCGTACGTGAGCGGGAGCTATCTGCCGCTGGCGGGCGGGCTGCTGACCGGAGATACTCAGATTGTCAAGGCGACTCCGCAATTCTATTTGAACGCGACGGGCGCGACCGATGCGAATCTGTTCCTGAGTGTCGGCGGGGGCGCCCGTTGGGCGATCCAGAGTTCCAGTTCGTCGACCAGTAACCTTAACGTCTTGCGCTACAACACGTCCGGCGTGTTCCAAGAGGTTGCGTTGTCCATTGATAATTCGAGCGGCGACGTCACGATTACCAAAACCATCACCGCCGCCGACGTCATCGACCTTTCGGACCGCAAATTCAAGCGCAACATCGAGCCGATCAGCGGGGCGCTCGACAAAGTGCGCCGACTGCGAGGCGTCAACTTCGAGCGCACCGACATTCCCGGCTATCACATGGGGCTCATCGCCCAGGATGTAGCCGAGGTGGTGCCCGAGGTGGTACACGACACCGAGCACGGCCTGGGGGTGGCCTACGGCAACCTGGTGGGCCTGCTGATCGAGGCCATCAAGGAGCAGGACGCGCGCATCGCTCAACTCGAGGCGCGCTTGATGAAAGGAGCATGAGCATGGAAGAGAGCGAGAAACTATCCCAGCTTGCCTTTGACCGCGAGTGGCAAAAGCGCGTGCATATCGTCATGACCGGGCACGCGGGCACCATCACCCCGGCCAATCAACAGGCCAATCAATGGCTGGTCAATAACGGACCGGGCACCATCAGCGGGGCCTTTGAGATTATCACTGTGGACCCCAGCGTCAAAAATGCCGTGATCGCCGTGCCGGATCCGTGGGACACCATCAAGGCCAACAATGCGGTGACCGAGGGCGCGCTGCTCGCCGCAGTGGCCGAGCAGTGGCCCAAAATCCTGGCTGCTTTTGGCATTTCGCAACCCGCCTGAATTGGAGGTGTGCTATGGCACTGCTCAAATTGATCCTCATCATCCTCGCGGTGGTCTGTTTCATCCTGCACGCCGTTGGTGTCGCGACCCCGAAAGTTAACCTCCTCGGCATCGGGCTCGCCTGCTTTGCCGCCGCCTTCGCGGTGACCTGGCTGGTGCCTGTATAACGGAGGCGCTCCCATGCGCTGGTTTGTCTGCCTGCTGCTGTGCCTGGCCTCGGCGCCCGCGGGCGCTCAATTCATCTATCCCTACCAGACCCAGGCGCAGCCCGTGCAGGGGTGCCCGGAAGTGTTCGATACCCGCAAGACCGCGCCCCTGATCACGCCCGAGCAATTCGGCGCGGTGGGCGATGGCGTGACCGATGACACGGCCGCGCTGCAGCGGGCGCTCGACAGCCTGACCGCCGGGGGCACGCTGCAGCTTGCTACCGGCAAGACCTATCGCAAGAGCAATCTACTTTATATGCGCAAGCCCAATACGCGCATCTGGGGGTACGGTGCGACCTTGTTCCTGTATGTGCCGCCCGGCTTCGTCGCCTCGAACAATAACTACCGGCAAGCGGTGCGGGTGGAAGGCCAGGGCTCGGGCGTGCTCGGCGTGCGGCTCACCTCCAACATCGGCGGGCGCACCGGCGGCAATGCCGACAACAGTGCCATCCACCTGATCGGCGACGGGGTATTTGCCATCGACAACCTGATGCAGTACACGATGGGCGGAATCTTTGCGCGTCTTGCGAGCAATTTCCTGGTGGCGCGCAACGTCATCGAGCGCTCGTGGGCGGACGCGATGCACGCGACGCAGGGGGCGCATGACGGTCGCTTTGTGTGCAACCTCGTCAGAGAGGCGGGCGATGACGGCATCGCAGTCGTGAACTATGTCAGCCCTCCGGGCGCGCCGCCTGACATCAGCGACTTTGAAATTGCTTACAACGACATTCGCAACTCTCAGCAGGGGCGCGGCGTGGCCATCATCGGCGGGGCGCACATCAGGATTCATGACAACTATATTCAGCAGATGTGCAAAAACGCCGGCATCATCATCGCAGGCGACAGCAATTACGGAAGCGCAAGCGTAGATGACGTGACCGTCTACAACAACACGATCAAGGACATTCAACTCGACCCGGCGCGCTGGGACCCGGAGAGCAAGTGCACGACGAAGACGGGGCAGGCTGGAATCCACCTCTACACGCCGAGCAAGGCATGGCGTCTGGACAACGTCAGCGTGACCAACAACGTCATCGAGCGCACCTACAAATATGGCCTCTACGCCTACAACGTGAACGGGTGCAACGTCACGGAGAGTGACAACAAGATTGCAGGCGCAACGATCAAGCCGGTTGTGTGGAAAGGCTTCACCTGTCCCGACACGCCGCCGGATCAGCAGTACGGAATCAGAGCCAATCGGTTACTGACCGCGCTCGTTGTCGTGCTCGCGGGCGTGATCCTGCTCATGATCGCGTGGTTCGTCTTCAGCCGCAGGAAGCCGCGTGCGCCGCCGGCTGGCTAGTCTGCTACTGGCCCTCCTGGCCGGCTGCGCGCACCTGCACGGCCAATGCACGCGCAAAGAGGTGATCGTGGTAGAGACCACCTGCCTGAACCCCCACGACCACGTCGACGTGCTCCACCCGGTGTTAGGGGGCGGGCGCAACTAGTGTGGAAAATCTGACCAGCGCGGCTAACAAGGTGGCCGCCAGCCTGTCGGCCGCCCCCACACTGCTGGTAATCGTGCTGCTCAACGTGTTCATGATTGTCGCCGCCGTGTGGTTCCTGAGCCGCCAGGACGACCGCCACCACCTCGAGCGCATGCAGATGCTGGAGATGATGAAATCGTGCGGCGAGGCCCACCGCGCCGCTCGCGCGTTGAGCGGTGACCGGGGGCATTGAAACAAAAAAGCCCGCCGGGTGGGGCGGGCTTAACGGGCGAGCAAAACCGCGCCGTTATCAGCGGCGCTTGAATTGGTAGTAATGCACCGCCCCGCCGGGGCTCGACTGTAGCGCGATGCCCTTGGCGGACGAGAACACCACGCGCGGAGCCGGGCGGTGCTCGGCGCCGGCGCAGCCGGCCAGCAGGGCCACGATTGCGACGATGGCCCACCAAGCTAGTGTGATTCGGATCATTGACGTTTTCTCCTATAAAGAACGTCGTTCTCCGCGGATGATGTGCGTCAGACCAGCCGGGGGAGAAAACCGGCGTTCGGGCTGCAGACCCTAGGCCTGACGCCGCGCGATTATAGCGCCCTCTTGAACACGGTCTTGAGCGTGGCGAGCTGCTGGCGCTGCACCTCGATACTCTGCTCTTGCAGGCGAATCAGGCCCACCGCGGTGCACGCCACTGCACCGACCAGCAGGCACAGGCCGGGGGCCAGCAGACCATACACCGGCGAGACCACCAGCAGGCCACAGGCGAGCAGCAGACCGCCCACGCCGGCCATCCACCATAGAATCTTGGCGATGCGCAGCATGTCGTTAAAAGGCCAGAACGCGCCGCCCTGGGCGCGCGGAGGAAGGCTATCGGCGGTGGGGCCGTTGTAGGTGGTAGTCATGGGGGAATCTCCCAAAGTGATAGGTTTAAAGACGCCCCCGCCCATCTGCAACAGGCATACCAGAACGGCGCAGCGACTCAGCCGCCCTTATCCGGCGCCTTGGGCTTTCCCTTGCCGGCCAAGCGCTTGGACTCCGACACCAGGCCGGCCCGCAGTAACCGTTCGGCCAGGGCAGTCATGGTTTCGCCGTTATCCACCGCCCGGCGCTTCAGCCGGCGATGCAATTCCTTCGATATTTTCAATGCCTTGCGCTCTTCGTTTGCCATGGCGCCAAGTGTAGCAAAAGCGCCAAGGGGTCTGGTCAAATGGAATTCTACGCCGAAAACCATCTCCACGTCGGCACCTAAGTGACAAGTTACCAAAGTAACTTGTCACCGCCATGCTACACTGCCGGCAGAAACGCGAGGGTCGGCCAGCGCAGCCGCACACCTGGCGCCGTGGGTCGGTTTGTGCCGCAGACGGGAAAGAGGGCCGCGCGGCGCAAGTGCAGAGGGAGTGTTTATACTTTCCGACGAGGCGCCCGATGGCCCTGTTGGACGAGAACGCGCGCCGCGTGGCCGACGTGCTGCGCGAGTGGGAGGCCTACATCGAGCTGCGCGAGCAGGAGGTGATCCTGTACCGCCGGGCGCGCGATATGCGCGAGGCCTGGGAGGCCGCCCACCAGCAGGTGAGCCAGGCGCAGCGGCGTTTCGATTCCGCGATGCGCCTGCTCGCCGACTACTTCGACAACATCAAGGTGCATTTTCCCGAGGCGCGCCGGCATCCTGGCAGTTACGCCCGCTCGCTGATGGACGGCCACGGCATCTCGCGCGCCGAGGCGGTCAAACGCACCGCCGAGCACGCCGGCTTGAGCGTGAGCTACGTGCGCAAGCGCCTGCACGAGCTCGAGCAGGCCGAGGGACCCTCGCCCGATGCGCTGCGCCTGCTCGGCGGGGGCAAGGGTTGACGGGGGCTGCTCAAGCGGTGAGCACCTGTCAACCTGGATGTCGAATCGCTCCAGAGCGCTCCAGAGCGCTCCAGAGCGCCCTAGAGCGTCCCAGAGCACGCGCCGATGCGCGCGCGCACCAGCACAACGCGCCTCAGGCGCGCGCGAAACTATCCAAATTGCGTAGTTTCGGCGCGCTTGCGCTCACTCGCGTGAGCCTGATACGTTCGGCGCTCAAATGCGACAGGGAGGTGTCATGCAGCGCGACAGGCCGAATCTCTCTCTTGTCCCAAGCCTGGTGTATGGCGAGGCCACGAGCGGCAAATACATGGGCTTGCGCGAGACCGTCGACGCCATCAAGGTCACCCCGGTCAAGCCGGATAAAGCCGGGCCCGAATCCATCGAGGCCTATAGCCTGGCCGCCGCGGCGCGCGCCGCCGGCATCGGACTGTCGACCCTGCGCAAGCTGATCAAGGCCGGGCGCGGGCCCGAGGTGTTCCACATCGAGAGCAAGCCGCTCATCCTGCGCCGCGAGCTCAAGCGCTGGCTGAAAGCGCGCGCGCAGGCCGAGCTGCGGCCCTTTCCGTATCCGCCGCGGGGCTGAAATGTGCCGTGGCTCCACGACGACAATGAGTTTTCCACACTGCAAGTGTTGGACCTCGCGACGAGCTCTGAGGCCACGATTGTGCAAAGCACCACGTTGCCGCCGCTGCATTTCGACGTCGAGCGCTACCTGCTCGACACCGCCGGGCTCACGCTCACCGAGCATGGGGCGTATTGCATGATGCTGATGCAGCAGTGGCGCCTGGGAGCGCTCCCGCTTGACCGCCACGCCCTCTACCAATGCGTGCATGCGACCACGCGCGCCGAGCAGAACACGGTGCGCCGGGTGCTCGCGCAATACTTCACGCAGACCGAGGCCGGCTACGTCAACCGGCGCATGGTGCGCGAGATCAAGGCGAGTGTGCGGCGCCGCGCCGCTTCGCGAAACGCCGCCGCCACGCGCTGGAATGCTGCGCCGCTCACGCATGCGGATGCATTGCATCCGCATAGCCTAAAAAATGAGCAGCGCGCACTGCATATAGAACGCGCTCGCGCGCGTGTTCAACCCCAAGATCCTTTTTTTAAACCCCCTACCCCCTTAGAAAAAACCGCGGTTCGCCTGCCGCGCCGTGCGCCCGTGACCTCCGATGAGCTCGAGAGGGTCGCAAAGGCGCTCGGCACGGAAGCCTACCCCGGCGAGAGCGAGCCTGCGTTCGGCGACCGAGTACGCAAGCTCTGGCGCACCGCCAGAGCGAGGAGGAAACGCCATGCTTGAGCGACTGCGATGGTGGTGGAAACCGGCGGCCAACGAATCCACCGCACGGCGCCCACCGGCGCCCCAAAACGCGCCCCCGGAACGGCGCGACCGCATCGCGCAGGTGCAGTGGCTGCGCACCGAATCGCGCCGCGGCTATCTGCTCGACCGACCGCAAGGGAAGATCACACGATGAGCTGCATCTGGTGGTTTGTGTATGAGCGCCCCTTTGGCTATGAGGCGCGGCGCCTGGAGAACTGGCGCGAGACCGGCGAGTGCCGCATCGGGGTCGACTTGGATGACGTGCGCGCCAAGCTGCCAGCTGGCCTGTACGGGCCGATAGTGCCCATGCCCGACGATGCGCCCGAGGTCAAGGAAGGGTGGCTTGGGAGGACCTGGCAATGAACGACAACGTCATCATGAGCGATTCCGCCGTGCAGGCCATCGTCAGCAGCGCCTCGCTCATCAACGTCACCCTGCTGCGCGAGCGCCTGCCCGAGCTCACCAATCTGTGCATCCTGGCCAAGAGCACAACCGAGTCCTACACCAAGGCGCTCAAGCAGGTGGCCACGATGGCCGGCTGCGAGACCGGCTCGCTGCGCCGCTACGTGAGCGCGCGGGTGCATGGGCGGGTGGAGGAGGAGCAGAGAAGGGTCGAGCAGCTTGAGTTGTTGTTCACAGGTGTATAGCTGGCAAGGCGTGGCGGGGCGTGGGCGAGGTATGGCGAGGCGGAGCGGGGCGTGGTTGGGTACGGCCAGGCGGGGTAGGGCCAGGCCAGGCAAGGACAAGGGCAGCAATACATGAGGGCGGGGCGGGTGAAAGGATTTTGCTGGCCCGGCAGGGCCTGGCAGGGCGAGGCGTGGCGCGGTGAGGCCTGGCAGGGCAAGGCATGGCTAAGGCAAGGACAAGGGCATTATCTAAGCAAGTTAGCGGAGGAGACCACCCATGGCAATGAGCGGCAAGAAAGGCGAATCGGCGCCGGTCAAGAAAAGCGAGTCGTCTTTTCAATTCCTGACGATGGAACTGGAGGGCACCGCGCCCCTGTGCGTGTGCCGCATGGGCCCCACAGAAATCGAGACCATGATGCGCAAGATGGAACGGGGCGACGCGCTCAACGAGGCCGAAAAATCGAAAGCGGCCAAGATGCCGCGCCCGCCGCGCGACTTCGAGCGCGAGTACCGGGAATCGTGCTACTACGCGCCAGCGCCTGACGCCTGGCCGGGCATCAACGTCAACAGTCTGCGCAAGGCGTGCATCGACGCCTGCCGGCTCACGACTTTGAAAATGACATTGGCAAAGATGCTGTTTTTCGTGGTGCCGGATGGATTCGACGCGCTCACCGCCTGGCCCATCATGCGCGTGCACGGCACCCCGGAAAAATTCATCTCCAGCGTGCGCAACGCCGGGCGCCAGCGCAGTGTCGACCTGCGCGCGCGGACCTTGTTCCGCACCTGGCACCTCAAGCCGCACATCCGCTACGACGCGAGCAAGATCACGTTCGAGGAAATCGTGCAACTGGTGCAGCGCGTGGGCGAGCAGGTGGGCATCGGGCAGGGTCGGCCGTTTTCCGAGAGCTCGGCGGGTATTGGATTTGGATTGTTTAGGGTGTTGTAGCGGCGAGGCGGGCACGGCGTGGCAAGGCTGGGCCTGGCCCGGCGCGGCCAAGCACGGCGCGGTGCGGTGCGGCACGGCGCGGCGGGGCTTGGCGTGGCACGGCTTGGCAAGGACAAGGGCAGCACAATGGGGCGAGATCAATTTTCTTAATGCGGGGCGGGGTCTGGCCGCGCTTGGGCAAGGTAGAGGTTGGGCGAGGCTGGGCCTGGCGAGGCAAGGACAAGGGCAGCACCATGTTGGCGGGGCGGAGAAAAAATTGTACCAAGTGGCCCGGCATGGCAAGGCGGGGCCTGGCGCGGCCTGGCACGGTCGGGTTAGGCGCGGCCTGGCGCGGCCAGGCAAGGACAAGGGCATTTTGTCTGACAGAGGAGTAAGCAACAAATGATGCGTTATCGTTATCGCGGTAGAACCGTTCCGGGGCTCGACGCCCAGACCTGTGGCGAGGAGCTCGAGCGCATCCGCGCCGCCAATGACGGGCGCTTGACCACCGAGGGCGTGCTCGAGGGTGCGCAACCCGAGGAAGCGCCGCTGCATCCGGCCTTTACCTGGGACGATGCGCGCGCGGCCCATCTGCATCGCTTGCGCGAGGCGCGCGAGCTGGTGCGCTCCGTGCGGCTGTACACCGATGAGTCTGGCGAAGATGAGCCGGCCTACATGCATGTGCACCTCGAGGCGGCCAACGAAGAGGAGGCCCAGGACTATTACCAAAGCGCCCGCGTCGCACGCGACAACCCGCTGGAGTGGATGGCGGTAATACAAGAGCTCACGCGGCGCCTGCAAAGCACTGAGGCAGCCCTTGCTGACGCGAAGCGCATCGCCAGCAACGGCGATGATCCGACGCGGGTGGAACAACTCACCATCGTCGCGCAGGCGCTCGCGCTGGCGCGCGAGACGGTGCAGAGGATGCATTGAACCGGCCTGGCATGGCGAGGCCAGCCCTGGTTTGGCCGGGCAAGGCATGGCTAGGCGGGGCGCGGCCCGGCCCGGCCAGGCAAGGACAAGGGCAACACGATGAGCGATACCGATAACAGTACAGACCGCACGCCTGGCACCTGGCCCGAATGGGTTACCGCCCCGCGCCCGCCAACCGTCATGCAGCTCGACCCGCTGGTGGCCGCGGGCCTGGTGCGCGCCCGCCACAGCATGGCCACGCTCTCCAAGTCGCGGCTGGCGCGGGTGACCTCGGCGCGGACCGGCAGCAGCTTTGAATATGCCTATGCCGACTTGGCCGACGTCTACGACGTGGTGCAGCCGGCCATGGGCGAGCAAAACCTCATGGTCATGCAGCCGGTCGACCTCGAAGAGCCGGACCGCATCATTGTGCACACCCGCGTGCTGCATGAAAGCGGCGCAATGGTCGAGCTGTGCACCGGTTCGGCGCGCCTGCCTGGTGGCCTGAGCGATTGGCAGGCGCTGGGGGCGGCCGTGAGCTACGTCAAGCGCATCTCGCTGCTCGCCGCGCTAGGCATGCAGGCGCATGGCGAAGACACCGACGGGATGCAGGTGAGCGTGCGCCACCAGCGCCGGCCCGAAGGCGCCAAGCCGCCGGCCGATGTCGAAGGCCAGCGCGACAACCTGACCAAGCGACTCGAGGAAAAGGCCAAGCGCGGAGTGCATATGCTCGAGCGTACCTGGGCGCTGTTCAGCCCGGCTCAGCGGGCGCTGTTCAGCGAGGAGGAGAAAGAGCGCCTCTGGGCCACCGCAGCGCAGCATGACACCGAAACGGCCACCCAGGCCTGAATGGCACATTAGGTGCGCACAATGGACGGGGTGAGAGTCAAGGTCACACGCGGGCTTCCCATCGGTGGGAAGTGGTATCGAGCGGGCACCGTGCTCGAGGTGAGCGAGGCGCAGTGGCAGCGGCTGCGCCGCAGCGGGTGCCTGAAACGAGTGCGCCAGCCAGAGCACCTGCCGCCGGCCGAAAAGGTGGCCGCGTGAGCGCCCATCCCTACCGGCGCGAGGCCGACGCCCGGCGCCTGCGCGCCTTCGGCATCCGCCTGGTCGGGGTGGCGGTGATGATGGTCTCGGCGCTCGCCGGCGCGGTGCTGCTGGGCCTCTTGGTGCGCCTGCTCACCCGTGCGTTTCTGCTGGGCTGGGAATGGATGCTGTGACCGAGCGCCTGTTTCTCACCGCCGAGGAGCTGATCGAGCTCACCGGGCGCAAGCGTGGCCAGGCCCAGGCTGGCGTGCTGCGAAAACTTGGCATTCCTTTTTATCTGCGTGACCGCAGGGTTATAGTCACGCGCGTGGCCGTGGAGGGCCACGAGCGCGGCAAGCAACGCCGCGACCCGTTCAACTGGAGTGCCTTGACATGAGACCAAGGACTAAGAACGTGGCCCTGGCCGAGTATCCGCGCCTCAAGGCCCGCCAGCTAAAGAGCAAGGTCCGCTACTACTACCGCCACCCCGGCGGGCGCGAGGAGCCACTCGGGGCCGCCCTGCAGGATGCCCTGCAGCGCTATCAAGGCATCGCGGCCAGGGCACAGGCCGCCGGCCCCGATTCATTGATGCATCAAATTTTCGCGCTCTATCTGGCGAGCGAGGATTTCAAGTCGCTCGCACCCGGCACCGCATACGGCTACAGGCTATCCATGCGCCGCTTGACCAGCGTGTGGGGTGAGGCGCGGTTTGAGGATTTCGACGCCCAAAAGCTCAAACTCTACATGGCCGGAAGCACCGCCAAGACCCGCGCCAAGAATGACCTGAGCGCATTTTCTGCGGTGTGGAGTTGGGCGCTCGAGGAGGGCTTGACGCATCAAGCGAACCCTCGCTTTGGCGTGACACTGCGCACGCATCCGAAGGGCAAGAAACCCGTTCTGGCCGGCGTGGCGCCCGAGGCCTTCGCGGCCGTGTATGCCCGCGCCGATCAGGTGCTCAAGGATGTGCTGGACCTGCTGGTGCTGGGCGGCCAGGATGTGGGTGTTGTGCTGGGCTGGCGCCGCACGCAGATCAAGGATGGCTATCTTGAGACCCAGCGGCGCAAGACCGGGGTGGCGCTGCGGATCCGGATAACGGGCCGATTTGGCGAGGTGATCCAAGACTGCCTGACCAGACCGCGCAAGGCCACCGGGCCCTGGATCGTGCAGACCGATGCCGGCCAGCGGGTGAGCTACCCCATGCTGAAGGAACGGTTCACGGCGGCCAGGAAAGCCGCGGGCGTATGGTTTGAATTCCGAGCCCTGCGCCGGCAAGCCGCGAGCGATGCGCAATCGCTGGAGCACGCCCAGGAGTTGCTTGGGCACCGTCTTTCGTCGACGACGGCGGCCTTCTATCGCAAGGGCCCCAAGGTCGACCCGGTCGCCTGACCTCCACTTGAAAAGTAATCTCTGGAGGTAACGTGCAGACTGTGGATAACTCGGGAGTTAGGGACGGTCCCTTATTTTTCCGCTGTAAGCCCATGATTCTAAAGGCCATCCAATGCTTGCCAATTTCAGGGCAAACGCCCTGTAAATCATGGCCTTATAGCCTGATCGGTCCCCCTCCTGTAACCCCTGATTGACAGGTCGTCCCCCTATGACGGCCGCGGGTTAGGGACCGATGAAAAGACGTCAACAGCTTAGCCTGTTCGACCTCGAGCGCTCCCGCGAGGCGCGCGACGAGGGCATTGCCAAGGTCAACGATCACAATGACACCTGGCGCCAGCAGGCGCAGGAACTATTCGCTAGCGCCTTTCGCCCCGGCGAGGAGGTGATCGGCGAGCAGATTCGCGACCGCCTGCTCGGCCACGGGCTGCCGCTACCCAAGCACAGCAATGCCTGGGGTGGACTCACGAGCGGGCTGGTCAAGGCGGGCCGGCTGCGCGATACCGGCCGCAGTGGGCAGATGACCGCCTTGAGCTCGCATGCCCGGCGCTCGCCGCTATGGGTGGTCGGTTGAAATCCACCCTCACAATTGCACCCCATTGTGAGGGTGCGCTGCACCAGCGCGCCGCCGAGCAATTCATTCACCCGCGCCGGCTCATCGACCTACAGGCCGCCTTCGAGGCCATCGACCGCGAGGTGGGCGAGGAGCAGCGCGCCGCCATGGTCATTGTCTGCCGGGAATTCGAGGAGTATTTCGGGGTCCGCATCACCGAGCTCGAAACCCTGTGACCGATGGCCGACACCGGCCTCGCCCTGCCCTTCCCGCTCGGGCCTGAGCTCGAATCTGTCATCAAGGTCAGTTACCGCAACCGCTACGGGACGGCCTCAGCCCTGGTGGTGCTGACTGATGGCCGATGGGTGGTGTGCGAGCACGGCGCCCGGTGCCCGGCGCCTGACATGGCCGACGGGCTCGAGCTGGCCCGCGCCCCCGCGTTCTGCCCGGCCTGCCGTTCATTCCACAACATCTAGTAATCGATGTTCCACGTGGCACATCCTGTTGCGTTTTGGAATGGAAGCGCTTACTATCGGCGCGCATGGATGGCTCATCCCATGAGCTAGTCTCGCGCTTCATTGCCAGGGTTCTAACTCCTCCCTGGTATCTCTTTCGCCCCGGCTCCCGCCGGGGCTTTTCTTAGGTGGACTCCTGGGCTGGCCGTGGCTCACGCCACGAGCGTGGGTACGGCAATGCCTGGCTGCGCCTGCGCCTGCTGGTGCTCAAGCGGGATGGATACACCTGCCAGTGCCAAGAGTGCAGGCAAAGCGGCCGCATCCGCCTGGCTCGAGAGGTTGACCACATCGTGCCCAAGGCCAAGGGTGGGACCGATGCCCTTGCCAACCTGCAGGCCATCCACCCCGAGTGTCACCGGCTCAAGAGCATGGCCGACCAGGGCCAAACACCGCGCCCTGTCATTGGCGTCGATGGCTGGCCCATCGGGGGCCGCAGGCTCGGGGGGGAGGTCGCGACCTCCAACCGCGATCTCGCCGGGAC